ATTTAAGCTCTTTCAACTCCTTATGCAGGCGGGGCACATCTGCATCGTACATCCCCTTCAAAGTAAAGTAGCGAGCTTTGTAAGTTTCTTCGTCTTCTTTTTTCTCTTCGACAGCGGGAGCGGCTTCTTCCTCCTGAACCTGTTCTTCAACAACCTCTTCTTCCTGTGCCGCCTCTTCAGTATTTTCTTCTACAGCAAACATTTTACTGTGAAGTTCTTCTGCTAGAGTCGCGGCTTCTTCAACTTGCTTCGGGAAACTCATTGTGGTTCTCCTGTTGGGCCTCGTAAAAGAGTCGCCCTGTAAATGGACACTCCCGTTATTGGGTATGTGTCTTAAATCAGATTATCAAAGTTCTGTTTAACTACTTCTTTGTCACATTGTCTAAAAGCATTAAGTAGTTTGTCAACGCAAATTGCAAATCCTTTATGAATGTCGTTCATTTCCGAGTTAGAAGCACGAAAAGCAGCAAAGTTTTCATCTTGCATCTTTTTTAAGTATTCTAGAAATTCAGGCCCGTAAGCAGAAGTCTTTATGCTTTTAAGCATGATCTTCTCTTGTTCACCCATTGTTTACTCCCGCCTTACTTCCATCAGGATTCATTCCTTGGCCTTGAGCAATAGCACCGCCACCATTGGCAACTTGACCATTCATTTGCATAGGATCAATCCCTGCTTGTGCCATTAGCATTTGCTGTACAATCATTTCGCTACTATCGTCTTCTTCAAGACGCTTCATATCTGGTAGAGAGATATCGTTGGCTTTAGCAATTTGAGCAGCAATGGCCCCCAAGTTCTTAGCGCCAAGAATTTGACTCAACACAGGAGTCATAACGAGTTGCAGATATTCGATCTTACGTTGTGCCGCTTGCTCTTTAGCAAGAAGATTACTCACACCCTTAGCAACAACCCTTGCATCGCCTTTAAGTGTTGGGTCAGTTCCAAAGCGCATGTTGTAGTCGTAGCACATTTGGATATAGGGGGAGATAATATCGTTGTCGATATTTGCTACTACTGCCTTGATAGAACGAGAAGCAGCAGCAAGCAGTTGAGTAAAGACTGTTGCTGTTCCTGCGGTTACTCCGCTCTGCGAAGCTCCTTGTGCATAAGCAGGGACAGTCATTTCATCTAGAAGCTTGCCAAAAAACTGCCATGCAAGAATAAGTTCGTTAGCATGCATGTTGGGCTGATAATAATTAACCGCTGGCCCTTCTGCTTTCATCTGTGTAGAAGTCGATTCAATTTGTCGCCAAGGATAAATCGGTATCTTGGTATCTACCCTGTCTTTATCAATCTCTGCCATTGGGCCAGAAGCAATAGCAATGTTATTAATGAGCGCCCTTGTTATGGCATTAAGAGCATCTTCAATGGGTGCGGCAAACTCAATAAGACCTTCGCCAACAATCCATTCAGGGTTTTTAGCCCAAGAAGAAACATGGTAAGGCTTGCGCCCCAAACTATCAGGGTTAATAACAGCCTTGATAACATGGTCGCCTATCTTCCAGCAGTTCGCTTGATACTGCATTTCAGGGTCAAGAGCAGCAGGGAGTTCAGGGTTTGCTTGATCTTTCATCCCCCATTCCATAAGAAGCCGACCAGAAACACTACCATAAAACTCTTGGGCAAAAATCTTGTCTGAATTTGTTTCAGGAGAATTTTGCGTAGGAGGGTTTGTTGCGTTAGTAAAGTTCTTTTCTTTTGTGACTTGGTTCACAGTTGTTTCATCTTCAATAGTAAACCACTTCGCTTTCATGCTTCCTTTTGCATATTTATCAAGGACAGCACGAATTTCAGCTTCATCGTAGCCGGGAACACCAATCAGATCATTAAGAGCCTGCTTGGAGAGTTCGTGGATTTCAATTGTATCCCCATCATGCGGTGTTTTCATCCCACGCGAGGGGAACCAATTAAAAGGCGAAACACAATAAGCGTCATTAACAAGTGTATCTATTGTTTGAAGAGAATAAGCCCCCGTTTCATCAGGTTGCCAAATCTGTTTCTTTTTCTTGGTTAGAATTGGGCCTTTGATAATACCCATTTTCAAGCGGGTAAAATAATAAACAAAATCGTTAAAAACATTATCCCAACCAATTTCTTGATTCTGGTCACGGATTTCTTTTGCGGCACGTTCACAGCGTTCTTTTGCTTCTTTAACAAGGTCTTCTTTTGCAGCATCAAGACGCTCTTGATAGTAGTCATTAAGCAGCCGACCAAACTTCTCAGGGTTTAATGGCATACCAGTAGAAGGGTCAATCAAAGCGCCAGCCATAAGTTGTTGTTGGATCATGGCGGCTTCTTGCTGAACTTCGACTTGGATTTGTGCTATTTGCTCGTCTGGAAGATCAGGGATAATTGTTGGTTCAATAGCAGCCGGAAGCTCTTCGTCACTACGGTAAATATCTTTAATCCAAGATTCTGCGGCTCTTGCTTTGTTTTCAGCGGTACGAAGGTAGGTTTCAGAGCCTTTAAAGGAACGAATATCAGCAAGCTTCTTTGGCTCGTATTCACCACGAACACGACGAAGAGTGTTAATCATCTCCTGTCGGAAAGATTTACAGTCTTTTTGATTCTGCTGCCAAACCTTTTCAATATGCTTGGCAAGTTCTTTGACTACATTATCTTCTGGCTGCTCAAGGGCCTGTCGTAGAAACTCAAGATCAGCACTAGGGTCGCCAACAGTATTCGGAGAGTTAAATTCCATTCGCTATATCCTTAAATTGTATTACGACCCTGTATAGACCCTTGGCACTATTGCAGTCCAACCATCTTTAACAAGAGGAACACTAGCAGTTACGGAATCATGTTCTTCTTGTGTTAAGACACTATCTACTCCAACAGTAAATTGTGGCAACGCAAAAAGACGATCATGTTCTTGCTGTGTTAGTGCGCTACCACCAGAGTAGATAACTCGTATCTCTACCTGACTTACTTCAAAGTCAATGTCTACATGGGTTGTTTCTGATAATGGCAAACGATCAAAGCACTCACGACCAGAAAAACCATCATCTGTAAATGTATCTCGCACTATCTTTAATGCATGACTTACATTATATGGGACAATTCTACAACCCCTTAGAAGCTGGACATAAGCGGCCGTATAAGAAACTCCTGCAATTTTCTCAATATTCCCCCCCGCAATTATCATAGGTGGGAACTTTCTGTGGCTTTCTTCAAGCCTACGCATTTCGCGCACTTCTTTATAAATATCTATCGTATCAATCGTCGCATCGACGGTATTGATAGAGAGATAAATCCTTCGGTTAGGATAATCAACTGTCTCAACAAAATGCATTGTAAGACCTTAAGCGTTGTTATCAGCAGGCGGCACACACGAAACAGGAACAACGGCAGTTCTTGTAATCGTAAAGTAGCTAATTGCCTGCCCTGCGCCACCATCACCTTCGACCAAAACAACACAGTCTTTATCTGTCCCTGCCGAAAGGCCAGCTTGTGTGTTTGTATCATAGGAGTAAGCAAAGTTAATGCGGTTAGCAACAGCGGCAGCAGCAACGTTCCCTTTAACTGGATTGCCGCTTGAGTCGTTTACGGTGACAGCGCCAGCCGTATCAAAGTCTGCCGTGCTAGCTCCGTCAACATAAAAGACATGATACCAAGCATTTGTGTCCGCAACAGCAACGGCCCCAACCGTAATTTGCACTTCAGGGAAATACGGGTATGTCTTTTGATTCCCCGCATTATCCGTCATAATAATATTTTGCTTTTCAGCAGTAGTTAGCCCTTCAATAAAAAGGCCAGCACCACCAACAGAACTTGTCACAACCTTACCAGCAGCATTTCGTGAATACCAAACACGGCCTTTTTTACCGTTGTATGTTCCTGCCCCTGTATCAATATCAGAATCTTGCAGGGTAAGAGCATCAAGAAAAGCAGCACATTGCTGGACGCTGCCACCAAGAGTATTATTCAAAACCCAAGTAAAGTTACCATCTGCCTCATTAAATCCTGTTTCTGTCTGCGGAGAGGCCAGTTTTTCAAGGCTCATCCCAGTCCAAGGCGCAATCTTGGCCCCGCCATAAACATCTGCAAGGTTATAGCTATTATTTGTGTTAAGTGATTCGCCAACACCATAACCAGCTTGGAACCCTGAAAATTCTGTAATGCCAGTAGCAATAGAAGTTGTTTCGCCGGGGTTGTATCCCCAAGAACGAACACGGACAACAAGCGTTCTGGTCGTATAGTCAAAGTCACCAGCGGTTGCATCATAAGTAGAGTTACCAAAAACCTGTACTGCTTCGTTAATATTGCCTTGCCGGACAAAGCTGTTCCATGTAGCAGACTGAAGAGTTGCTTCATCAGTTGCAGTTGCAAGAGCATAATAAGGAACTGTTCCCGGCTGAATGCTAACAAGCGAAACAACACCGTGATAAATACGGTCTACGTTTGTTGCTCCATCGCCCTGATTCGCGTATTCAATCCAGCCAGAACTACGGACTTTTGCACGATCAGTTGAATCAAGCTTAACCCCGTTAACGAAAGAAAAAGCGCCAGCAAATCGGTAGTTGCCTGCCGTACCACGCTCAAATTTACGAAGAGTTTCATTGGTACGACGTTGACTATTTTCAAAGTTATACAAAGCACGAAGAGTAATACCGTCAAAGTTGTTAAGTGGGTTAGTAACTGCCCCTGCTCCAAAATTAACAGTAGGAAGTTCGTTAACCCCGATTAGCTGGATTTTGTTATTTTCAACATCAAAATAAACATTACCATCAGGGCTACCGGATCGAGGCTGAGAAGAAGCCTTAAGAAGAGTAGAGTAATTTGTGTGGTCAATAAGTGGCATACTAATTCTCCTTTATAATATCGCCCTTGTCGTTTTCTCTATAATCAGGATGTTCTTCTAAAATCCAGTTCATAATCGCCCTTGTTAAAGCGGTCGCAATTGTCGCTCCATTTAAGGTTATTGGAACACCATTAATAGGGTCAACAACTGTTACAGTTTCAAACATTGTGCGGGATAATTCTCGATGGACAACATCATGCCTATCAATAAGTTGAATTGTCTTGTAGTCATCATTTTTAATAGCAAGCTGAAGAGTCGCACGAATAAATACGTCTGATTCTTCTTTTGGCAAATCCATAATAATTTGTTGAGTACGAAGTTTTCTAATCATGCGTTAAGTTCTCTTGTGAGAAGTGCAGTAAATGTGCTTGAACCAGAAGGAACAGTATATGATTGCACAAACTCAACATATCCGTCTTTCATTATTTGTATAAGAACTAAATTGGTAGCATCAGTAGAGAACTGATATGTAGCGGCGTTATGGCTTTCAACACCAGAAAGTTCAGTCCCATAACTAATCGGTGGCGTATCATCATCAAGATCATAAACCCTAATTTCAGCGCCAACCAAAGAGGTATTCGCTTCTATTGTTACGGTAGATGCATTGTTAACTACGGTAGAAGCACCGCTACCATTCTTATATGTTGGTGTGCTTCCACCAGAAATATTAATGGTTACTGCCCCGCCAGAATCGTTGTAGAAAAAAGCACCATTGCTACCATTTGCTCCAAAGCTTGTAATCGTATTGCCAGTAAAAGAATATGTGCCGGGGCTAGTTATCCTGATTGCATGCCCACCACCACCAGTAAAGGCACAGCTTGAAAAGATACTTGGGTCAGCAACTGAGCACCACCGATTACCAGAACTAACCGTTGATACGTCAATGGTACAGCCGGTCAATGCGGTAGACGCATTGGTAGCCAAGCTGTCGTTGGCCGCAGGGGGCTTGGCAATCGTGCAGTTGGTCAGTGTAGCGTTGCTAACATCTGCGGTTACATAGTCGTTGATAACCAAGCGGTCAATCGTAATGGCCTTGTTCAGCGCAATCTCCCCTGCGCCAACGATAGACAAGCGGGTGAAGTTGTAGGTCGCACTGGCAGAAGAACTCGCGTGAAGCCCCCAATGGAACCTTGACGGGGATGAGACAAC